TCCGGCCGCCTTCGCCAGCGCGATCGCTTCCGGTCGGTTGTTGCCGAGCGATGCGCGGTCGTCGTAGGCGCTGCCGTCGGCGATCTCGCGCACGTAGCGCAGCGACCCGGATTCGTGCCCGATCTGCGCCAGGAAGGCGGCCTGCCTGGCTGGCGTGGTGATCGCGAATTCTTCCATCGCGGCATTGATGTGGGACAAAAACTGCGCCGCTTGCGCCGCGTTGGCGGAGGGCATGATCTCCAGCAACTGCTTGAGCGTGATCCGGTTCATTTGCGTGCCTTGTCCAGTTTTCCGATGGCGACCAGGAGGACGGAGCCGACTTCGGACAGGGTGTCGACTACTTCCGCCGCCCCGTCGCCGTGCGGTGACAGCCCCTTGACGACGCGCTCTTCATCGTCGCGAATCTTGGCGATGCGCTCGCGCGCGGCGGCGATCTGCTCTATCTCGCACTTGATGCGGAGGCGGCGAACTTCGTTCATGCGTCCTTCTCCGTCTGTTTGCTGGTCTTGATGTTGCCCAGGGTGTCGCGGGTGATTTCTGTAGTTGTCACGCGCTCGGGCTGGCTGACGATGGCGGTTCGGATTTCGTCGGGCATGACGGCCTCGACGTGCACCTCGACCTGCGGGGCTTCCTGCGCCGGCATGACGGCCTCGACCTCGACATTGACGACCGGCGCGGCCTGCTCGCGCTCGATGATCTCGTTGCGGATTTCGACTGGTGTCGGGTCCGGGGCGGCGATGTGGTTGTGGACGTCGATCTTCTGCGGCTCCGGCTGGCGCGACAGCGCGGCGGCGACGATCTGCGCGGTCTGTTCCTGGCCGCGGGCGATGGCGGCCAGGAGTTCGCGCAGGCCGGTGTCTGGCGGCGGCGCGTCGAGGCGTTCGTGCAGGGCGCGCACCTGGTCGGAGACGGCGGCCAGCGCCTTGGTTTCGGCGGCGTCTTCCTGCGGGCTATCCTGGACCGGAGCCGCGGTACCGATGGTGACGCCAATCTTTCCCGCAAGGTCCTGCGCCTGTTTGATCTGCACTAGAACGTCCTCGTAATCGACGCCCAGCTCTGCGGCCACGCTTTGCGGGCTTTGCAGTCCGTTCTGGATTCCGACGATCTTTGCTTCCATGTCTTTCAGCGGATCGACCCAAGACCAGCGGCGGCCCTGGAAGACGTGCCCGGTGAACTTGTCGGCCTTGCTTGCCGGTAGCGGGCTTCCGTTGGCAAGCGTTATCTGGCCGAAGGCGAGCGCCGAGGCGAGCCAGTCGTCGAATACCGGCTCCATGAAAGCGTCCTTGAACCATTCCTGCAGGCTGATCCACTGGTCGCGCTCTTCGAGCGTGCCGCTACGGATACTGCTGAAATTGACGCCCTCGAGGTCGTTGGCCAGCGCGTGGTAGGCAACGCCGAGGCCGGAGGCAATGCCGCGCAGGCAGGCTTTGACAAAATCGCCGTACATGGCGGACGGGTAATCCGGGTCGAATGGCTTGAAATCGACCCCGGCTGGCAGCACTCCGAAACTTCCGGCGTCGGCTTCGAGGTAGGGGACTCCCTGTGCGTCTTCGCCGTCCATCGGCGGCTGGCCGTCCGGGCTGGTGAAGAATCCCATCTTCGCGGCGCCGACACGGCACGCGATGACCGCGGCTTCTTCGTATCCGCCGAGGTTGTTGAGCCGCGTCATGGCGGCGTGCATCCACGGCAGGCCGCGCAGTTGCTCGGGCCTGTCGGCCTGGTAGATGTGCAGGATTTCTCCGGCCGGGACGCGCTGGTGCGCGGCCTGCACGGCGCCGGCGGCAATCCCGTAGGTATCGCCAGGGTGGTATCCGCGCAGCCAGTAGGCAACGGATTTGCCGAAGGCGTCGACCTCGACGCCCATGCGAATTTCGTTCTTGTTGCCTTCGGCCGGCTGGATCAGCCGGGTGTCCAGGCGGTCGATGTCGATGACCTGCAGCGCGTAGCCGAAAGCGTTGCCGGCGCTCTTGCCTCGCACGCGGCGGACCAGGCATTCGCCGTCGCGGGCGACGGCCTTGGCGATGAGTATCTGCAGGTCGCGGAAGGACAGGCGGCCGGTCACGTCGCAGGTGCCGCGCTTGCACCAGCGCGCCCATGCCTGTTCGATCGCGTCGTTGGCTCCTGAATCAGGCACGCCGGGCTTGTCATAGACGCGCGCCTGCAGCGTGAAGCCAGTGCCGCCGACGACATTGGCGGCGACCATGCCGACGAAGCGCTTGGCGTAGTCGTTGTTGTTGCAGAGGTCGCGCGAGCGGGCGCGCAGGGTGTCGAGCGCGCGGAATAGGTCGGCGTTGGCAGATGCGTTGGTGCTGTTCCAGCCGCCGGTCAGGCGGTCGAAGCGCGCGGCGGCGAAGTCACGGCGACCGCGGCGCGGCGCATAGCCGAGGCGGGATGCGATGGTGTCGAGCCATTTGGCCATGCAGTGTCCTTAGTTGCCGGTGAAACGGACGTACAGCTTGTTCTTGCCGGGCAGGCCGGAGGCCAGGCGCGCGGCATCGTCCTCGCGGGCGACTTCGGAGCGGTAGCGGTCGAGCAGCATCAGCAGGTCTTTCACCGAGATGTATTTCATGCGCCGTCCGGCGATTTCGTACTCGGCGACGGCCGGGTCGCGGCCTTCGATCCACGCTTGCAGCGCGGCCAGCGTCTTGCGCGCGTGGCTGCGGTCATCGAGCGCCGCCGTGGCGGTGCCGCTGCGATAATCCGGTTCGACCTCGAGCGTTCCTTCGTCGACGGTGTATTTCTCGGCACCGGATTCGACCCAGGCGATCCACTGGTAGGAACCGGCGGCATAGGCGCCCGTGGTGGCAGCGGCGACGGTGACGGCGTGGTCGGTGCCGTCAGCCGTGGCGGTGATCTCGAAGCCGCCGGCGGCGTTCTTGAAGCGGTACTTCAGCGTCCACGTGCCGGCCGGGTAATCACCCAGCGTGCGCGTCCATTTCCAGGTATCGCCGGCACGCAGGCGCGCGGGTTCGTCAGAGGGGATCGTGGCAGCCATACCCAGCATCGTCGCCGCGGATGGCTGTAATGTTCAGGGGGAAGATTACAGCGTATCTGACGGCGGATATGCGGCATGGATTCCGCCGGTTATGTCAGTCGTTTAAAGGCTTTTTCTTTGCGCGATCAATGATATTCGTCACAAGGATTATTGGAAGAAGCTCCAGCGCTGCGTCGTAAAAGTCTCGAAGATCGCAAGCCGGCTCCAGCGTGACTACTTCCATTTGCGCATGATGTTTCTGACATGTCATTCTTCGGTCGCTATGACCGCACCTACCAAACAGTCTGCAAATTATGTTCATTTCATTCTCCAATGCTCAAACTCTCACTTCTTCAAGCTCACAATCTTGAAAATCATCGACTGGCTCAAGCCGAACTTCGACGAAAGCGCCTTGACGTTGTGTCCGGTGTATTGCAGCCGGATCGCTTCGTCTCGGTCGCGGCGGGCACTGACGGGCTTTTTCGGGACGTAGAGTCTCAGGGTCTCGCCTGCGTAGTCGCGGCGCAGGATCTTCTCGATGGTTGCCGGCAGGCGCTGGCGGACGACTTCGGAGACGGCCTGGTCGACGTGCGGTCCGATTTCGGCGGCGCATGCGGTGGCGAGGTTGCGGATCATGTATTCGGACATCGGTGTCTCCTACCAGCGTTTGACGGAAAACCCGCCGGCCGGCTTGATGCGGCGCGGCGGCGGGGAGGGTTCGGTTTTCGGTGCTTTTTCGGCGTCGACCGCGACGGCGGCATCCTTGAGCGTGGCACCCGAGAGGCGCAGCGCGACCAGCGCCAGGATCAGGCAATCGAGCGCCTCGTTGCGCGGGCGGGTCTGCACCCATTCCTGGATCGGCCTGTGGCCCTTGAAGCGGGTGACCAGCTTTTCGGCGGCGAGCTGGGCGAAGTATTCGTCGTCGAAGGCAGGTTCCTGCGGAAAGTGCAGGTATCCCGGCCCCGGTTCCATCTGCTTCAGGCGCGCGTATAGCATGCCCTTGCCGCCGTCGACGCCAATCGGCTCGACCGGCACGCCGCGTTTGCGCTTGACGCGCAGGCGCTGGCGGCGCTTCTTTTCGTCTTCGACCAGCGGGCGGCCCATGCCTGTGACGCCCTTGGTGGCGAAGCACCAGCGCCGGCGGGCGACGAAGGCATAGACCTGGCTGGCGTTGTAGCCGGAGTCGATGGCGCAGACCTTGACCTCGACGTCGGCCAGCGTTTCGGCGAGGTCTTCCCAGACCTGCGGCTGCGCGGTGTCGCCGGGCAGGATGACGTGGTCGCGCACCCAGCCTTCCTCGCCTTTGCCCCAATCGACCACGGTCAATTCCAGCCGGTCTTTCTGCACGTCGACGCCGCCGGTGCGCAGGCCGACCGGCAGCGCTTCCGGGTAGATTTCCATCCGCGAGATCAGGCTGACGTTCTCGATGCTGTCTCCCTCTTCCTTGAACACTTCGCCGAGGTAGGTGTTGAAGAAGGCTTTCAGCTCGGACGAGTCGCCCTGGGCGTCGATCCACTTCTGCGCCACCTTGACCCACGACAGGCCGAGGCCGACCGGCGCGTACAGCGCATTGATGTGTTAGCCGCGGTGGTGGCGGATGTGCGGGCGGGCGGCGATCCAGCGCCCGCGGGCGAGCATGTCGGTTTTGCTGGCCTCCTCGATGATGGCGGCGCATTCGCGGCAGACGTACCAGGCGGCGGCGACCTGCTCCGGGCCTTCCTGCCCTTCTTCTTTTGGCGCTCGGCGGAACTTGAGGCCGTAGGGCGCATCCTTTCCGCCGAACTCGAGCGGCTGGTATTCGCCGCAATGCGGGCACGGCACATGATACCGGCGCATGTCGCTCCGCGCGTATTGCTGGGTGATGCGGCTGGCGCCTTCCTTGGTCGGCGTGCTGACCAGGTAGGTTTTCGCGCGGGTGTAGGTGCGCTGGCGGTTCTCGATCAGCGTCATCGGGTCGCCTTCTCCTCCGACGTCCCACGGGAAGGCATCGACCTCGTCGCAAATCACGTATGGCAGGTGATCGGAGCGCAGCGAATCCGGCGAGTTGGCGCCGGCCTTGATGATGCGCGAGCGGGCGCCGTATTCGAGCAGGTCGCCGCGGTTGGCGCGGTCGCGCCTGGCGGTGCTCACCAGCCCGGCCAGCGCCGGCGATTCGTCGATCATCTTGGCCAGGCGCGGGTTGAACGAGCGGTCGCGCAGTTCCAGCGTCGGCATCACGCACAGCAAATCCTTGTTGCCGAGGTGGTGCATCAGGTAGCCGATCCAGTTGAACATGGCCTCGGTGCCGCCGACGCCGGACGACTTCATGAAGGTGACCTGCCGCACGCTGGAATGCTCGGACAGCGCATCCATGATCTCGACCAGGTAGGGCGTCAGCGCGTTGTGCCACGGCCCCGGCGCGTTGGTGCCGGAGCGCAGCTCGCGGTGGCGCTCGGCCCATTGCGAGACGGCGATGAGGTCGCGCGGCTTGACGCCGCGGCGGAAGCGGTCGCCGACCTCGGGCAGCATCGGCGTGGCGGCCGCGGCCTTTTCGCCGAGCGCGGTGGCCCATTGGTGCGCGGCCTCGGAAAGCAGGTAATGCACGCGCGTCTCGTCGCGCTCGCCGGCAATGGCCGAGACGAAATCCGACCCGGCGGCATCGAGCGCGTCGAGCAGCAGCCGGCGCACCGCGTTGCCGGCCGCCATGAGGTCGGCGCCGGCGCAGGTTTCGGCCAGCGCGGCGTCGAACTCGGCCTTGGCGTTGGCGGC